GGTGTACCCAGTTGGGGACTGATATGTTGTACCACTAAAGTTTAATTCTTGATGGAATTGAGTTATAGGGTTATTGTTAATGTCGTAAAATTCAAATAATGCATAATCAGCTTCAATCAATTGTCTATCTCCTGTTTGTCCGTTTAAATAATATAATACGTAATTCTCATTTGATTGTATATACTGAATCCTCGGCGCATCAGTTAAGAAGCGACTGGTTTCACTTTGTTCAGGAACGGTTGGATAATCCATTAAGAATTGAGACATTGGACTGTAACGTCTATATATATCCACAGTATTGATTGTAATACCTGTACTCACAGTTGAAGATAATTCTTGGTCAAAGTTTGGTAAAATTAAATGTTCATCAAGTTGAAAAACACCGCCAACATAATCAAAATAATTACCAGTATTTGTAAAATCAGATGCTGTAAATCCTGTTGAATTAATTGATGATGGTATATCAGTATAATGGTTTAAATCATTTGTAGGTGAAACGGTATATTCCGTAACTGGTGAATTGTTTAACAAATAACGATAGCCATATTTAAAATTGGCTTTAATATTATTAGGAAATGAATTGTTCCAGTTTATATCTTTTGTGCTTGAGTACCAATCATTCAACCAATAATAATTATAATGTTGAGTTGATACAAAATTTTGAAGATAATTGTATGGTCTTACATTGAATCTATATGTTGTTGTTGTACCAGTGGTAATTGAATAAGGAACAACTGACATTCTGCTTTCCAATTTATCTTCCACATATATATCCACATCCAATTCCATTGAACTGAAATATGTGTCACCAGTTAAAACTACTTCATAGGTTCCACCACGTTGATAAATCATATCAACGGCTCTTCTTAATTGAGTGTTACTATTAACACCATTGTTATATAATTGTTGATAACCAAAATTACTCATATTCCTTCAATTGTGTTTACTAAATCATCAAACGTTGCTCCTTCAAGCAATTCTTGTATTTCAGGACTTTCTGCTATTTCTTCAAAAACTCCATCCAAGAAATTTGATGGTCTTATTCCAAACTTTTTTATGTTTGTTTGTATTGCAAAAGCAAAACTTCTTTGAGTGATAAATCTACCATTCTTTTGATTTCTACCTTGCAATTTTCTATCCTTAATCCATTGTACGATACTATCAATTGGAACCCCTTTTTTACCAGGTAATCTTCCTGATTGTACCCATTGGAAATAATCTTCCATTAAAACTGTAATGGTTGAATTTCCTTTATTATCCGAACTTGTTTGAACTTCAACAGAATCACGCAAAGTGCCAGAAGCAACTTTATCTCCAATGCCAGCATTTTTTCCAACACCGAAAGGATATTTTTTTGTTTCCAGCGCTTTCGTAATCATCGCCTCCATAATTGGGGCTATCTTTTCTAAGTTCATTATAATAATTTAATTGTTACATATGTACCATTTCCACCATTTATTGTTTGACCACCAGTTGCAGATGTATAAGCTGAAACATTGATATAATCCATATTTCCATCTAAATAAACAATTGTTGATGTTGTTTGTGTTTGGTTATCTAAAGATGTAATAGGATTTTGTGTAATTGTTAAACCGCTATCATTCTTTCTAATTTGAATATTTTGTTGCAAAGTAGTTGTTGAGTCTGGTGCCCAATTCACATATGCTGTTACTTCATAGTATCCTGCAACATTTGGTTCAAATTGATGTGAACCACTATTCCACCAATCGTTTGTATCTATTTCTGCAGTATATTCAACAATAGTATCAACGCCATTTGGAATTGATTGTGTTCCTGGTAATTGTGCCATCACAAAACCATTTGAAGTTGCTGATGTTCCTGATATAACTGTGTTACGATAAATTGTTAATGTTGAACCTGAATTTGGAATTTGGAAAACAACATTGTCATTTGTTCCGTTAACTACGTTACTACCAGTACCTGGTCCAAAAAAGTTTGCACTCACTGAACCATCTTGAGTATTAAAAGTACTAAATGCTGTACCTAAAACATTTCCTGTATCTGTATCTTGCAAAAAGTCTTGAACAAATCCACCTGCATAAAATGACATTAATGAACTTGAAACATATTGTGTAATTCCACCAAAATATGTTCCTGTATAATTTCCATTGGTATCTATACCCATAGCAATTGCAGGATAACCATTACCAGGTATTGTCAATGCACCTGCCGAACCAGTTAAAAATACACCACCTAATGGTGCTAAAACCATACTTCCATTATTATCTTGGAATATTTCTGTACTTCCATAAGTAGTTCCATCAACAGCAAAAGGAAATGAAATTGCATTTGCTGAACCCGTAGGTCCATTCATATATATTGATCCTGTACTAATATTAAGGGAACCTGAAATATTTGTTGTCTGATTCAAATTAATTGTACCAGTTGTATTAAGTAATAAATTTGTTCCATCAGAACCAACTCTATTAGTTGTACTGTCGTATTGACCAAATTGAATATAACCTTGATTAGCATCTTCTTGACCTTTAACTTGAATTGTATTTGATATGTTAATATCCCCAATCCAACCATCATCACCAACTTTAAAGTTTGTACCATTACCATTGTTAGTTGATGATACAGTATCAAATGTTACCGCATCAGTTGTGTTTAATGATTGATTATAACTTTCGCCACTTGTTCCACTACTTCCTGAAGAACCACCTGTAAAAGGTGAACCATTGAATAATAAAGCAGAACCTGATAAATTAATACCACCTGTTCCACCATCAATATTAACAGTATTACCACTTACTAAAATTGAACCTTCTGATTTTATATTCGTATAATAATTTGAATATAAATTTTGTGAACCTTCTGCATTTAAATCAATATTATTGTGTGTGTTAACCTCAACAAAACTATTTGAACCACTAACTGAGAAACCACCATTATTAATTACGTGTGTTGTATGATATAAACTTAAAGTAGAACTTGGATTAGCAGGGTCTTGTGTTGTATCATAATGTACAAATGCACCACTTGGATGATTTAAGTCATTTAAATAATGTCCACCGCCATTTGCTAAATTGAATTGAAAACTACCAGCGGAACCAGTATCGCCGCCGTAGATTTGGTTATTAAATTGTAAAGAACCATTTGTTTCAATTGCGTGTGTTTGGCCAGAATATATATGAGTTGTAGAACCACTAACACCATTTCCTAAATAAGTTATCTGCGCACCACCATAGAACGAACCTGTATCATTTGATGCTACAAATAAGTTGTTATTCAAAGTGATATTATTGTTTTGGTCAGGTGCAAACAATTGTAAGTTGTTGCTGCTTGGGTCCAATCCCATTACACGATTCTCATTCATATATATTGAACCACTTCCAACATATAAGTGCTTCCAGTTAAATCCTGGCGCTCCTAATTGATATTTTAAATCGCCACCTGGTATAATGGAACCCGATAAGTTAATTGAACCAGATAATGAACCACTTGTACAAACAATGTTGATAGGATTTGTTGATAATAATCTTAATCCTGCAGCACTGCTTATTTGTAAATCACCATAAGCTGGTATATTATATATAGAAGCCATATTAACACCTTGTGCAAATGTAGCTCCGTTTGTTACGTTTAATGCTCCTGTAATTGTCAAACCATTCGTGATTCTAACTGAACCAGTCACTCCTAATGAGCCAGTAATTTGTGCACTACCTGTATAAGGAAATGCATTACCGCCTGTTGCTGATGTTCCACTTGTTCCTGAACTTCCACTTGCACCAGTTGCTCCTGTTGCTCCTGTTGTGCCGCTTGTTCCTGAGCTACCATTTTGTCCACTTGTTCCTGATGAACCGTTGCTTCCTGCTTGACCATTTGTTCCGCTTGTACCGCTTGAACCTTGTCCCGTTGTAACTGAAGCCCAACCCGAACTTACACCACCACTAATTACAACTTGATTTGGACTTGTAGTTTGTATTGAACCTGGATTTAAAACAAAACCATTGTCATCATATACTGCAACAACAGGATATGGTGTTCCTAAGTTATGATTCACTGTCCAAGTATCACCATTATAATGTTGATAAAAGGAAGCACCATTTGCTCCATTGGAACCCGAACTACCGCTAGTACCAGAACTTCCGTTTGAACCAGATTGTCCACTTGTCCCGCTGCTTCCTGCAGTTCCACTTGTCCCTGAACTACCAGAACCAATTGGTGAGCCATTCAAGGTTAATGAACCAGTTATATTAACCGCTGTTTGCGATAATTGTAATGCTGTATTAACTCCATATCCATCTTGGATTGTTTGAAGTGTTGTTAATGAACCGCTGTTTTGTCCTTCAAAGTTTAATAAACTTACGAATGATTGACTTATCGGTTGATTTGTTAAATTAGACATATATATGTTATATTTTTTTTATATTATTCTTTTGACCAAACAATTCCATCCACATCCCAATTTGGTAATGAATGAATCCAGTTATGTGAAGTATTATCTTGAAAATCCACAATAGGTAAATCACAACGATTATAGTCGTGTGGAATATCTAATGTTATGTTTGTTGTGAAGCCTGCTAAAACTGTCTCATATTTTTCAAGAAAGGGACTTGTCACACTATCAAATATCGGATTTTCTATTTCAGAAAAATCGCCATAAGATTGTGTATAGGACCAAAATAAAGCTGTGAAAATATCTTTTGATACTTCTAACATATCAGATAATACATCGGCTTGATTTGAGTAGTCTGATGCCAATTTATCCATACAAACAACTGAGAATTTATATGTAATATGATTTTCAGCTAACGTAACATCATTTGGGATAACGAACACTCTCGGGTACTGAGGCTCGGTCTTTGACTGAATGTCCATTGTTATTTGTGTAACATCCCCGAAACCAAACGAACGAACCTGTTTATGGTTAAAAGCTATTTGACTGAAGTATGTTAATAGTTGTTTATAATTGGTCATAATATTAAATATAAATTATTTGATTTTATTTACTGGCTCTGCGCTTGTTTATATCGTTTGGCCATTTCTTTATCTTTTTCCACCAAGTATTGGAGTTGGTTGAGGACTTCAAGGACTCCTTTTCCAAGGATAATTTCGTGTTTTGTAAGGTCGTCTGCGCATATTCTATTAATAACCGCGAACCATCCGTAGACTTGTTCAAAAGTAGATTCCATATCTGCTTCCTCAATTTCCACGTTATTACCATCTTCGTCCACATTATCTTCATCTTCATCCAAGTCGAAAAGTGCAGGATAGGTTGAGAGTATTGTTTTACGAATCGTGAAAAAAAAAACTGGCCACCAAGCACATACTTTACATCTAATTCTTTATTGAATAGCTGTGCACGTTCTTCAATGGTATCAGAGTTATACTTTTCTATTTGAAAGTTATGTTCTGACTTCTTGCTGATGATTGGTCTATACATCATTGCACATATGATATGCAAGTTTGCAATAATTTCTTCTGGCTTTTTTGTTAGCATTGAATCTAAGTCAACATATTCAGCGAACGTCATATTCTTCCACGATGGAATGAAACCATATTCTACACCATTTAAGGTGAACTTGTCTATAAACGGATATTTGGTATCAGGAAATAGATTTGTTAGATGATTGGTGATGTAGTTAATCTGATGATGGGAGGTTTCCATTACATCCCTTAAGTCTGCACCAGTTATTGTTTGAATTAGCTTTGCTTGATAGTAGTTGTCATCAAGTAAGTCTTTTACTTTATATACTTTAACAT